AATAAACACCAAGCTGGATTATTGGAGTGTGCCGCAGTTTGTGCTACCGAACTTGCATCATAAGCAACTACTTTTTTTCCTTTTACTAATGCTTGAATTGTTGGAAGTCCAGAAAAAGCATCTTGATTCCATTTTATTTTTAAACTTATGTATGCGATTCCTCTTAATCTATGAACAGAAGTCCAAGATGATAATGTACCTAATAGATCGCATTGTGCCTGACTATCAGTTCCATAATGACATTTTACACTAATTAAACTTGCACTATCTTTATAAAAATTTCCATCTCCACTTCCTACTGTTCTTAAAGTATCATCTGATAATGCACCTGACCAAGTAACTTCTTTATCATCTACATATATTTTATCTACACTTTCAATTTCTCCCTCACATAATGCTAATGCTATGTAAAGATATTCATTGTCAGTTCCGCTTGTTTCTACAAATACTCGTGTTCCACCAACTTTTCTTTCTCCATAAACAATAGGAATAGATTGATCGTTTGATTGGTGGTTTAATAAAATTCCTTTTTCATAATTATTAAAATCACTATCTCCAAAATCTGGTTGATCAGGTCTTCTGTTTGACATAAATAACCAACCAATAGCAAACACACCTAAAACAACCCAAGGATTTAAGTTTGATAAAAACTTAAATGCTTTTACTACTTTAAAAACTTTACCAACTGATTTGACGGCTTTCCATGCTGAGCTTAAAAATCCCATTATGCTCTACCCCATTTAATATCTAAAACAGTTTCACTTGAAAATTCCATACCTTTATCTGCACTAAAGAATCTTTGTTGTGAAGTATTATTAGTTTTTCTTCCTGATTTCTTTTCAAAATCTGCCCAATGAGAAACTATATTTAAAGTTAATGCTGATGATGTTTCATTTTCATTAATAGTGTAAGTTTCTATTGCACCTTTATATAATAAAAAAGGGTCAGCTATAATTGCATTATTAGCATCTAAAAATGCTCTATAAATTGTTACTGCATCATTGACTATATTTTCTGCTAATACTATTGAAATATAAGATTGATCTGCACCTGATAAAGCTATTGCGATACTTGATTTGCTTATATCTGTTTCTTCTGAAACTTCTGGATAACTTACTAAAAATTTACTTGATGAATAAGTAACACTTGAACCTGAAACACTTGAAGTTAAATCATGTACACAATCTGTAATATTTTGAGGTGTAGCAAAACCTATGGTAATCAAATGGACAGGCTTTATCTCATTTGTTGCTAGGTGATTCTTTACTGCTGTACTTAAGCTTCTCGTCATAAATCTCGTATGTTGTTCTGTTTATTTTCTCACTATTATTTATCATAACATAACTAAAAGTTCCATCTGGGATTTGATTCTTTTTTAAATCATTATTAATAATATTAATTTCTGATTCATCAACAACCTTTTCGGCTATTACATCAACATTGACCCAATGCTTGATTAGGTACTTTGTCATTATAAAGTTTCTTCAACATCTAACTCATATTTATATAATAAATTTCCATCTTTATCAGAACCTACTACTCCAAAAGCCTGAGCATCATTTACTAAATGAACTGTAAAAGGAACATTATCATAAGTTACTGCTGAATCATCTGCTAGTGCTGTTGTTAAAGGTGGTTCTATTGTTACTGTTGCCGCATTACTAGAAGAAGTTACATCAGAAACGACCATATAAACTTTATCATGCGAGGCAAATTTTAAAAAATCTCCAGCTTTAAATCTTCCAGCACCATCACCAGCAAAAGCGTCCATCGCTATTGTTGTATCTCCAACTGCGTGAACTCCATTAATTAAAACACTTCCTGTTTCACTTCCTCTTGCATCTTCTATTTCTGGTGGGATAATAGTAAAATTTTCTTTTCCACTTCTTTGTTTAATAATAAAAGCCATTAATTCTCCATAAACATCTGATCTCTTTGCAGTTATAATTGAAGCTGTAAATCCCCATCTTTGAGAATCAATAGTTCTTGATAATTTTTTACCACTTATTGATTTTGATATAATTGTATTTTGAATTGATTGAATACCTAATGTTTCAAATTTGGAATTAGATATAGGAAATGCACCACTCATTATACTAACTCTCTCCTACCTTTTTCATTTAAAGCATTATTTATTATTGAAGTTATTATACCTCTATTTTCTACTAACACATTATTAAAGCTACTTGAATCTATGGCATCAATATTAAAATTAACATTAACACTTCCGCCACCTGTACCTCTTGCGTTTTGTTGTATTTGTCCTGTTGAGTTTGGAACGAATAACTCTGGACCTCTTTCTCCAACCATAACAGGTTGCCCTTTTGATACAGTACCACCTGAAGCCATTCCACCACCACCCATTAATAATGATAAGAATTGATATTTAGCTTTTTTATTAGCTTCACTATTTTGTTTATCTTTTTCAGCAGTGATTTGTTTTTCAATACCAAGTGTTATTAATAATTGTGCTATTGTTGTATTTTGTAATGCTATTTGTACTCCAATCTTAACTGCTACTTCTACTAAAGCAGAAATTATTTTTATCAATATTTGATTACCAATGTTTCTCATTGTATCTCCAAATTCTTTTCCTAGAACTATACTTTCAGCAATACCTTTTGACATTCCTTTAATACCCATTTCAAATATTGCAAATGCTTGTTTAGATAAATCGGTAAGTTTCTTTAATGATTCTTCATTAAGTTTTTCTATTTCTTTTCTAAATGGAGATATATTTCTTTTAAGTAAAGCGGCTTCTTTATTAATAGCCTCAACTTCTTTTTGCATTTTTTTTACTTCAATTGTATTAAGCTCTATTTCAGTTTTAATTCTTGCAAAGAAGTCATGAACTTTGCTTAATTTATTATTTGTTTCTCCTAATCCTTTATTAAATCCAAAATCAAGCTCTATTCCTAATTTTTTTAATAATTTTTTAATAGCACTAAAAATAACACCAAGTGCTAAAACAATATATCTTCCTTTTGTTCCTAACATTAAAAAGCCTAAAATACCCATTTCCCTAACAACAGGTGGTAAGAAATTTATTACATCTACAATTCCCTTAATTCCAGCAATAATAGTTTTAAATACAACTTTAGTAGCATCTAATAATCTAATAAATCCTACTATTGAATTTTCTATCCATCTTATTAATCCTTGACCTAAACTATTTGCCCATTGTTTTAATTTTTCTTGGTTTTCTTCTGCAAGTTTATTAATTGTAATTAATCCACCTTTTATAAAATCAAAGAAACCAGCTTCGTTTGTTCCTAATTGAAATTGAAATATTTTATCTTGAATCATTGATAGAGTACCATCAAAAGTTGTTCCTAAAACTTCTGCGGCTTTTCCAAATCTACCATTCGGACCAAAAACTTTATCTAATGCTTCTGCACTTTTTTCAGAACTAACAGATACTCCAGCCGAAAAACCAAGCATTTCTTTAACACCTCGTTCTCTAAATAATTCTGCTGATGCTATACCTGCAGATAATGTTCTTTGAACCTGTTCACCTGTAATTTTAAAATCTAATCCTGTAACTGCGGCTATGTTTCCAACTATCTGTAAATTTTTTCCTAATTCTTCTGCATCTTTTGATACTACTGCTAGATTACCTGATGCGGCGGCGATTTGTTCAAGTGTAAATGGAACTTTACCAGCAAATTTAACTAAAGTATCAAATGCTTTTTTACCTTCTTCAACAGAACCAAATAAGAAAAAGAATCTTAATCTTAATTGTTCAACATCTTTACCTACTTTTAAAAATGATTTTGCTACAAGACCAGCACCTATTCCTAATATTGCTGATTGAACTGAAAATATTGATGATTTTAAATTTGTTAATCCTCTACGAACTGCTCCGAAAGCAACTCTTGTTTTATCTTTTGCTAATACATTTAATACTAAATTCTGTGCCATTATTTATGCCTTGCTTTATTCATAGCCATTTCATGTTCTTCTTGTTCTAACATCAAATAACCTATCCAGTGGTTATACTCCCATTCTTCCATTTGTAAAACATCTTTCAAAGGTATTTTTAACCTATCAGCTAGGATAAAACAATTCTTTAGTTGAGGATCGGATTTTAGTTTTTTTTTACTTCTTGGGGAGGCACTATTTGAACCATTGATGTGGCTATGCGTGAGAGGACATCAGAATCTACTTTGTGCATTAAACCTATTTTATCTTCTAATGTAAATAGTTTATTATCATCTTTATCAATAGCTTTCATAATAACTATATCAGCAAGTATTCCAACATCATTAAGATTATCAGACTTTTTAAATAATTTATTCTTTTCAGATAAAGTAATAGGGTTCCAATAAATAACACTCGGATTACCAGCTTCGTCTTTCCATTCTTCTACTTCAAGAGATTGAACTCCTAAAGACTCAAAATGAGATTTGGCTCTGTCAATAAATTTCATACAGTATTATTATACAGTTGATCTTGTCAATGTTCCTGTACCTTGAAAAGTAACACTTCTTGAAATGATTGTATCCATAGAGTTATTAACTGACATTCCAGTTATAA